GCTCGGATTTTAAGATGATGGGTAACGCTGCCTTTCAAGTTATCTACAACCAAGACCATTCCAAGATTGTAAAGGTTGAGCATATCCCCGTTGAGACGCTACGAGCCGAACGTGCCAACGAGAAGGGCGATATTCCCGCTTACTACTACGCAAAGAGCTGGGATGCCGTAAAGGCACGCAAAGAGGAACCAGTGCGGATTGATGCCTTCGGAATGTCAAACAACGGCATCGAAATACTTTACATTAAGCCCTACAAGGCAGGATATTACTACTACGCACCAACCGACTACCAAGGTTCACTGCCTTATGCCGACTTGGAAGAGGAAGTAGCCAATTACCATATTAACAATATCAAGAACGGCCTTGCGCCTTCGATGCTGGTTAACTTCAATAACGGAATCCCAACCGAAGAAGACCAGACGCTAATCGAGCGCAGGATTGCAGACAAGTTTTCTGGTAGTTCAAATGCTGGTCGGTTTATCTTGGCCTTTAACGACAACAAGGAACTCGCAGCAACAATCGAACCCGTACAACTATCGGACGCAAGCGACCAGTACCAGTTCTTGTCTACGGAATGCACCCAAAAGATTATGGTAGGCCACAGGGTGACTTCTCCGATGCTTTTGGGTATTAAGGATAACTCTGGACTAGGCAACAACGCAGATGAGCTTAAAACGGCTTCTATTCTGTTTGATAATATCGTTATCCGCCCTTTGCAGGAAATGATTTTGGATGCCATCGAGCAAATCCTTTCATTTAACCAAGCAACTCTAAATATCTATTTCAAGACCTTGCAGCCGTTGGAGTTCAAGGAGGAAATTGTTGCTCCTACGGACGTTGTAGAGGAATCAACAGGAATCGAGGATAGCAGCTTTAGTTTATCTTCTGACGCTACCGATGCCCAACTGGAAGAGGTATTCGACCGCCTTGCCGAGTTTGGCGAGGATGAGGACTTGGAGAACTGGGACTTGGTAGACGAGCGTCCTGTTGACTACGAGCAAGAGGCGTATTTAGATTCACTTCTAAAACTTACCAAAACAGGAGACGCATTCCCAAACGCTAAAAGCGAGCAAGACGGAGTAAGCAAGGACGGACGTAAGTACAAGATTCGTTATTCCTACGCCCCTAACTCCGCAAAGAGCAACAGCCGAGACTTCTGCAAAAAAATGGTAAACGCTAAAAAGGTTTACCGCAAGGAGGACATCGAGCGGATGGGAAAGCAGGAGGTTAATGCTGGATTCGGCCCCCGTGGTGCTGCTAACTATGACATCTGGTTGTACAAAGGAGGCGCACGTTGTCACCACTTCTGGATGCGTAAGACCTACTTGGCAAAGGCCGAAGGCGTAACGCCAGATGCTAAAAACCCGAATGCTGACATTTCGGTTAACCAAGCCCGCAAAGCAGGAGTTGATTTGCCAAAGAACGACAAGAAGGTTGCTACACGCCCTGTCGATATGCCAAACGAAGGATTCCTTCCAAAATCTAAAAAGTAATGCCAACTGCGCTTTTTATCAAACGAGAAGATATTGTACGAAATACGGCAATTTCGGGCAACGTAGATACGGACAAGTTTCTGCAATTCATTAAGATTGCACAACAAATTCACGTCCAGAACTACACGGGAACCAAGCTGTACGACAAAATTTCAAACGAAATCCTAAACGACACCTTGGCAGGCGACTACTTGGCTTTGGTGGTGGACTACATACAGCCGATGCTTATTCACTTCGCAATGACCGAGTACCTGCCATTTGCAGCGTACACCGTTGCCAACGGAGGCGTATTTAAGCATATTAGCGAGAACTCAACAAACGCTGAAAAAATTGAAATCGACTATTTAGTTGAAAAGGAGCGAACGATAGCGCAATACTACGCACAACGCTTTATCGACTATATGGCCTTCCATTCAACCGAATTCCCCGAATACAATGAAAACGTCAACGAGGACATCTACCCAGACCGAGACAACCGAGCGTCTTCGTGGGTGCTATAAGCCGAAACAGGAGAATATAAATAAACTACGCAGTTACTTAAGCAAAGATGGCAAATAATATCGGATGGGGGCAGGTCTACTGCTCAACTGAATGGGGAGACGAGGACTACAACACCCGCAGCTTACCCGCTGATGGTGTGCCTGCGTGCTTTAATAACGCCTACACCTATGCCGAGGCATACGAGATTCGTGTGCTTGCGGATAGCGGTATCGTGGAGGGCTTTGAGTGTTTGGAAAATGCAATAGACGAATTAAACTTTAACTGATGAGTAGTTTTTACGAAGATGCTTCGCTTGTTGTTATACCAAGCGGCTACAAGACAAGCAAGATTTACGCAGAGAAGCCGACTGACGGGTCGGGCGATTTGACTTTTACCCGTGCTTCGGGTGCTACCCGTGTGGCTTCTAACGGCCTTATTGAAAAGGTGCGGACGAATTTAATCCTGCAAAGTCAGGCGTTTAATACAACTTGGGCTGCGGTTTCTGCGTCAGTTTCTGCAAATACTACGGCTAACCCTTTGGATGGTGCGATAAACGCTGACACAATTACGCTTACTGGCGCAACGACTCAAAAGTTTGTTGCTCAAGCAGTAGCACAAAACGGGATATACACACATTCTGTTTATGCAAAAGCAGGAACGCATAATTTTATTCAGTTGATGCTTGGAAATGACGCTGCTGTATATTCAAACTTTAACATATCAACTGGTTCCGTAACTGCATCGTCTGGTTGTGTGGCATCTATCGTTTCTGTTGGAAGTGGATGGTATCGCTGTTCTATGGCTTACTCAACCACTACTGCGGATAATGTATTTATATTAGCCATTGATAGCGGAACGGATGGTCGTTTTTCTGCAAGCTCATCTACGGGTACATTTATTTTATTCGGAGCCCAGCTTGAAACGGGCGACATCGCAACAGCCTACATACCCACCACCACCGCAGCCGTATCAGTTGGACCAGTGAGCAACGTACCCCGTTTGGACTACCTTGGTAGTTCCTGCCCTCGTTTAAATTTGGAACCCCAGCGGACGAACATAGCTCAACGAAGCGAGGACTATAGTAATTCTTATTGGAGCAAGTTTAATACAACTATTACAGTAAACGCCACAACCTCACCAGACGGTTACGTTAATGCTGATAAATTTGTAGAGAATACTGCAAATAACTTCCATTCAATGGATAGTACCTTTGCAAGTGGTACTGGAGTTTTTACGGCTTCAATTTACGCAAAGCAATCCGAGCGCAGGTATTTACGTTTAAACATAACGGAAATTACTCCAGCGGTAGACCACTCGGCTCTATTTGATTTACAAACTGGAACTGTTCTAAATTTCACCACAGGCGTTACCGCCTCAATTCAAAGCGCAGCAAACGGGTTTTACCGTGTAATTATTACTTCTCCAGCTTTGGTAGGTGGTCAGGTTCGTATGGCTACTTTAATGCAAACCACAACCTCAGCAAGTCCTCAGACTTATTTAGGTGATGGCACAAGTGGTATGTTTTTGTGGGGCGCACAACTTGAAGCAGGAGCCTACGCAACCAGCTACATTCCAACGCTTGCCGCAAGTGTTACCCGTGTGGCCGATGCTGCCTCAAAGACGGGCATTAGTTCGCTAATTGGGCAGACGGAGGGGACTTTGTTTGTAGATGCCGTGCTAACTGGTAAAGATTCAGCAAATGGCTCCATTTTACTGGCAACTGACAAAGTTAGTTCGGGGGCAATTATTAGAATTATTTACACAAATGCAAACGCCCTGCGTTTTGATATTTTTGATGGTACCTCTTTCGTTTGCCAAATTAGTGCGGGGGCTTACAATGCGGGCAGCAGGCTTAAAATTGCAGGAGCTTACAAAGCAAACGATTTCGTTTTATACGTGAACGGAGTACAAATAGGAACGGACACGGGTGGCGCAGTGCCGACTACGGACGTTGTAAATATTAATACTTCAATTTACGGAGATTTTAACGGCAGCCTCATTAACCAAGCCCTCCTATTTAAGACCCGTCTAACCAACGCCCAACTGGCAGAACTTACCACGCTGTGAGCAGTTGGACTTCGTTTGATAAGGTACTGCACTTCGTAGGGGGTGCGGTGCTTTATCTTTTGTCTGGTAGTATGCTGGTCGTGCTTGTCGCAGCAGCAGGCAAGGAATTAATAGACGAGATACGCTACGGAGGATTTGACTACAAAGATTTGATTGCAACACTTTTAGGCGGATTATTTATTTACTTACTATGACATTTTCAAAGTACGAGTTTGCTGATTGGGCAACAGCCAAAGCAGCAATCGAAAAAACAACCATCTCACTAGATGGCATCACCGAGACAACGTGGAATACCGACCTCGTAGTGGCTGTTGTAGAGTTGGGGCATATCTGCACCCAATGGGAAACAAACGAGCAAGGAGAGCAGGTCTGCGTAAGCGAGAATCCAAACTATGCCGTTGACATCCTTTGGCAGAATGAGCCGCTTGCCGCCTATGCTGATTCGGTTGTGTGGCCTGCGCCTTGCGGCATTCACATCTTTGCTGGATGGGAGGAAGTTTACGCTGCTGAATGCTGCGCTGCCAACCCAGATGCCGCCTATTGCCAACCCCCAGCACCGATAGAAGAATGAAACAAGATAGCACGGGCGCAGTAGCGACAAGTTGGTCTTTGGCTGTTGGTGGCCTTACGATTGCCGAGGTACACCAGATTGCGGGAATGGTCGTAATGCTAACCTCCTTCGTTTACACCTTGTGGCGTTGGAGTCGGGATATTAAGAATGAT